ACTAAAAATGGTCACCGTTCAGAAAAAGATATGGAAGAAGGTTTTAACTGCGTAGTTCTTGATGTAGATGGAGGTATCAGCCTTCAAGCAGTACAAAATCTATTAAGTGATTATGAATATATTATTCATACTACTAAACGTCATCAAGTCCCAGATGAAAATGGTGAAACCAAAGATAGATTTCGTATTATTTTACCGACTAACTATGTACTTAAACTAGATGCAGAAGAGTTTAAACAATTCATGGAAAACGTTGCTCAATGGTGTCCATTTGAACTAGATGAAGGTACATTCCAACGTAGTCGTAAATGGGCTTGTACAGCCGGTACTACTATCTATAAAAACTCTGGTCAGCTATTTGATGTATTACCATTTATTCCTAGAACCAGTCGAGAATCGGAATACCGTAAAGCTCAGGTATCTCTGCAAAACTTAACTGCTCTAGAGAGATGGTTCGCTTCTAGAATGCAAGATGGTTCACGTAATAATACCTTTGCTAAGTATGGCTTCATGCTCTTAGATAATGGTTTTACACCAGATGAAATTCTAGAGAAGTTATATCAATTAAATGATAAAATAGACAACCCATTGGATGAATCTGAGATTCAATCAACGGTGTTTACTTCAATCAAAAATAGATACAAGGAAATTTAATGTCTGCATATCACATCTTAATCGCAGGCTTAACCGCAACTGGTAAAACTACCAGTTTGCGGAATCTAGCCTTAAATCATCCTAATCCTAAATCTGTAGCTTACATTTGTTGTGAAGCTGGTAAAACCCCTATTTGGGCTAAACGTTTTACTACTACAACAGATGCTATTACTCATCCAGACCAAGTAGTAGAATTCTTTGCTGCAGTAGAAGAAATGCCAAACATCGAATATTGTGTACTTGATGGCTTTAACTTCTTGATGAAGATGTTCGTCTCTGAAGTTATTGACAATATGTCAAACACACAAGTCGGATGGGGAGATTATGCTAAGTTTATCCAGCGATTCATGCAACAAACAGTAGGTAACTCCACCAAAAAATGGATTATTCTTGCTCATAACGAAGAAGAAACTGTTATGACAGGTCCTAATACGGGTATGAAACAGTATCGTGTCCCATTGCAAGGCTCAGAAGCTAAGCATGGATATGAAGCATGGTTTAACCATGTTATCTATACGACTAAAATCCCTACTGCTCTAGCTCAAAAATTATTAGATGAAGGTGAATTTGTTAATCCAGAACAGTTCACTATCAGTCCACAAGAACGTAAAGCAAAATATGCTTTCGTTACTCAACAAACCGATGACTTCGCATTAGGCAGAATTCGTTCAGATTTCGGTACATGGGATTTGAACCAAACCTACATTGATAATGATATCCAATTGGTGATGAACCATTTCGATAAACTTATTGATGCACAAAACTAAAACTACGTTAATTATTAAGGAAAAAACATGTTTAATAACTTAAAAACAAATCAAGCAGCAATGGAAGAAAAATCTGACCGTATTGGCGGAGGTTATCAACCACTTCCATCAGGTATTTATCAAGCTGAAATTGCTTATGCTTATGGTACTACTTCTAAGAATGGTGCAATGGGTTTAGTCGTTAAATTTAACATCTTACAAGATGGTAAAGACCCATACCCATTCACTACTACATTCTGGTTGTCAGATAAAAAAGGTAATACCTTCTACCTAGACAAAGATGGTAACCCACATAACTTAGCTGGCTTTAACCAAGCTAATCACTTATGTGCATTAGTAGCAGGTAAAAGTGTATTAGAGATTCCAATGGAAACTCGTGTATTACAACTTTACAACTTCGATGCTAAGAAAGAAGTACCTACTGAAGTAAATGCAGCAGTTGCATTATTCGGTCAAACAGTAGCTCTTGCTATCAAACATATCCGTGAAAATAAACGTGAAAAATCTCCATCTACCGGTGAATATGAACCAGTAAATGAAGAACGTTTTACTAACGATATTGATAAAATCTTCGGTATCTCAGACGCAGGTGAAGCTTATACCTTTGATGAAGCTGCAAACGAACTTCCATTTGAATTTGCTGAAAAATGGTTAGCTCGCTGGAAAGACAAAACTGATGATAAATTCAAAGAAGTAAAAGGTGCTTCTGCAAAAGCTGGTACTACTCGTAAATTAGGTATTGGTTGATGTACACCTTAATATCACCCCTTAGAACCAAAGAAATGGTACTGAATTTGAACCAGTATAGAAATGCTCATTTCTTTAAACTGAACAACAGTAAGACTTCATATAAAGCTATTATGAAGGAACAGATTGAGCAATTACCTACGTTCAATAAAGTAAGTATTACTTATACTGTATTCTTTGGTTCAAAAAGAAAAACTGATATTTCCAATGTATGTAGTATCGTAGATAAATACTTCTGTGATGCATTAGTAGAATTAGGTAAATTACCTGATGATAACTATGACTATATACAAGAAGTGAATTACAGGTATGGCGGTATAGATAAGGATAATCCTAGAGTAGAAATTACTCTAGCTTAAATAAGCCCCTTAGAAGCGATTCTAGGGGGTTTTACTTTTCACTCAACTAAGACTACTAATTATGGAAAAAACAGCTTTAGAGACGCAAATAGGTGGGTCTCATTATAAAAAATTTGAGTATCAACCTATCGAATTTTTTATGGATAATAATTTTAATGCTGCATTAACTTATGCAATGAAATATGTAAGCCGGTATCCAAATAAAAATCCAGACGATTTAGATAAAGCTTTGCATTGTATTGACCTATTTTATGAATGGACATACGCAAAGCTAAAAGCTAATGACACTTATCCTGTAATCATTCCTTTCTTTGATGAAATTTATCGCTTTACTAGTCAATTTGAACCAGTAATTTCAAATGCATTGCTCTCAATCGTAGCATGCAATACTGATTATTTTAGAACAATTCCTTTGGAAGATAGAAATGGTCTTAAGGAACAAGTTTCTGACTTTAGCCAACTACAATCTAATGTAACTAAAGCTAAAGCAGCAATCGAACAAGTGAGACAATATTATGAAACTAGAACTTAAAGAACATGAAATTGAACAAGCTATTGAAACATTTATCAGTAGCTTTGTAACAGGTCATCCTGTAAAAGTAAAAGGCTTTGACCTACAAGGTATGCGTAGTAAAGATGGTTTATCTGCTATCGTAGATTTTGATGTAGTAGGTGTATCTGATTTACGAGAAGTGAAGACAGAAAGCTCTAACGTTAAACCTACAAATACTGCATGGCGTGAAGAAGTACAAGAAGAACCAAGAGTAAAACATGAAGAACTTTCTGGTCAAGATTTAGAAAATTGGAAAAAATTCTTAGAATTACTCACTGATAATGCTCAGTATAAAAATTATGATGCATTATTAGACTTAGTAGACTCAATGTCTGATTCTTTACAACAACGTGCATCTTCGCATCCGCTATATGTAGAAATGTTAGAAAATACTGACAAGGCTATTCAATCTATTGCTGTAAATCAGTTATCTGAACCAGTACAAGAAGATACTGAAGAGCCTACAGAAGAACCTATTCCTGAACCAGAAGTAGAACATGCAGAAGCTATTCAAGCTGAAAATGAAGCTGCTAAAGTACAGGAAGAACCTAAAGAGCAACCTAAAAACTTCTTTGGTGCTCAATTAGGTGTAAAACCTTCTAACGTTGCGAATGTAAATCATACTACTGTACCTACCCGTAAACTATTTCCGGCTAAATAATGTGTAAAAAGATATTAACCCTAATTGCTGTTATGGGGTTTGTACTTTTTATATGTGCACCCTTAGTAGGTGTATTTGGAGTAACGATTGGTAGTATTATTGCAGTATTGTTACTCGCTTATTTATCCGAAAAATAATAGCAATAGCCCCCTAACGGGGGCTTAACTACTTTGGAGGAACTATGGAATTTATTTTAGCCGCTATACTTAGCTTTGTTGCGTTAAGTTTATTCATGCTATTAATGGAAGGTTTACCGAAATCAATTCAACGATATTTATTATTGAAAAGATATAACTTTATTGAACCAAAGTATTTACTTAAACTTAAGGAAGCTATATTTACTTCACCATCACCTTTATCTACAGATTGTTCTTTCAAGTTAAATGGATGGTTCTATTATCACTATATTAAAGAATTAACTAATTATAGTGAATCATATCAAGGCATACTTACTGATTACGATGTAGCTTTAATTCAACATTGGATTAAAACCCATAATAAACAACTTCGTACTAATTCACCGCCTGTAGGGCATCGACACTAGCACCCTGTTAGCGTATGCCCATAAACAAACGAAACGAAGTGGAGTGCAGTTTATAAGGGCATGCTAACTGCGGTGCTAGTACGAGATGACCGTGAAGGCATTGTACATATATACCACTTAAAATTTCGCATTAGTTTTTCTAATGTGAACCGAACTTCACATGAAAAAATTTCATGTTAAAAAATGTACAATTTTAGGGGTTTTAGACGTCTATACGGCTTGACAAGATAAAAATTAGAATTATACTACGAAGTGTTTTTTCTTTTCTCTTTTGTTGGTTTTCTCTTCTCTTTTTTAAACCAACATATAATAAGGGTCTTATGAAACTTTCTATCAAACATATCTTACCCCATACTTACTTATCTTTTACTAAAGAAGACTTTATTAAAGAAGATTTTATTTTTATATTAGATTTAGTAACAAGTAAAACACTTTATTCATGTGATGTAGATGTAATAGGCATTATTGCAGCTATTGAAGAATGTATTTCTAAACCAGAAGTAATTCTTATAGTAGTTAAAATAGCTGATGCTAGAAATATAGATGTTATTGGTATACTAGAATAGAATATTTTTAGAAGGGTTATTGACCCTTTTATAAAGTGTTTTATAATGCACATGCCTGTTGGCAAAATGTTTCATTCCATAATGAAAAATTAACGAAAGTTAAGTTGTTGTTGAAAGTCCAGTTGCTAGTCTGGTTAAAACTAGCACTCTTTATGGTAGGCATTGGGTATATATCCTCATGACTCTATTTAAATACCTCGCAGTATCTAGTGCCTACCCTAAAGAGTAACACATTAATTTAATCTGAGTGAAATGAGAGGGAAGTTATCTTCCATTTATCGTGTTACTCTTTCTTATTAAGGAAATTATATGACACATTCTAGACTACAAAATTATAATACTAATTTAGGAAAACTTATCCTTGAAGACTACCTTACCCCTTTAAATTTAAATATAGGGGATTTAGCTAAAGCTTTAAATGTTCATCGAAATACAATAAGTGCACTTTTAAATGGTAAAGCATCTTTAACCACAGGAATGGCAATAAAGCTAGGTAAAGCTTTAAGCGTTAGTCCGGAGTTTCTATTAACTTTTCAAGTAATGCAAGATATACGTCAATTAAAAAGCAATAAAGTATTTCAAGAAGAGTTAGATAATATTGAACCATTAATTAAAAAATAATATTTCGTAGTCTAAAAGGTAGGCTGCGATTACTGTTTAATTGAGTTTTCAGAAGACGAATTATCCTTCTAGGCAATATTAGATGAGATAAACATGCTGAAGTGGATTGCCTAACTGTATAAATTACAGTTCACACTTGAATGTGGTTCTTTGATATTTTTAGTTTTTTATCAAAGATGGATTTAATTAAGAACTAAATCTCGTACGACATTCACTCAATTACCCTGTTTGGCTTTCGCAGGGATTGTTAGTAAAGCCACATCCTAATATGTATTTAGGGTATATATCAGGATGGCTTATGTCATCATAATAGTGTTTTTTTTTGATGGTAACCAAAGTCCCTAGAAATAGGGGCTTTTTTAGAGATACCTCCACTCGCCTTTACTTTGTTCATAGAGTGTTTCCTTTATCTGGTCAGAACAATCAGATT